TCTCCACGTGTTTCGGCGATGCCGCCCCGGGTGCCCGAACCCCTGCCGCACGAAAAGCTGGGCCGCGGCCGGCCGCGCAAACTGCCTGCGGCACCCCAATACGTGCCCGGCATGAAGGTGGTGTGAGCATGAAACATGGCATAAAAAGACGAGATCCGCAGCGTCGGCAAACGCTGCGGATCTCCGGAAAGTGCGATATGAAAACTACCGTCATTATAAAGCGAAAAGGCGATTTTGGCAAGAGGGAGGTACATATTTTTGCGTGACTACGCCTTCAACGTCCAGATCGCCGTCGCGTATGGCGTAGACGAGGCGATCCTCGTCCACGCGATGGAATTCTGGATCAAGAAGAACAGGGCAAACGAACGCAATTTCAATGACGGGCGCTGGTGGAGCTATAACAGCCTGGCCGCGCTCGGCGAGCTTTTCCCCTTCTGGTCCAAGCGACAGCTCGAGCGAGTGATCGCAAGCTGCCGGGAGAAGGGCATCCTCTATGTTGGCGACTACAACGAAGACCGGTGGAAGCGCACCACATGGTATGCGCTGGATGATCGTATTTTTGAGATCTACGGGGATATCGAATGCATTTCACGAAACGGGGAAATGCATTTCACGGAATCGGGAAATGCCGATACAAAATCGGGAAATGCATTTCACGAAACGGGGAAATGCACACAGATTAAAACTCCAGTTAATAACCCAGTTAAGAAACCAGTAAAACCCCCTATAACCCCCCAACAGGGGGAGGCGTCTTTTGACGCATTCTGGATGGCCTATCCTCGCAAAACAAACAAGCAGGCAGCCAGAAAAGCGTGGGACAGGCTCAAGCCGGGAGATGATCTCCTGAAAACAATGCTGGCAGCCATCGAGAGGCAGCGCCGCAGTCCGCAATGGGTGAAGGATGGCGGGCAGTACATCCCGCACCCGTCCACGTGGCTCAACGGCCGGCGCTGGGAGGACGATATCCCCGTCCAAGGCGTGAGGGCCATATCGGCCAGCGAAAGAGAGGTCGTGCCTGAATGGACGTAAACAACAGATCGGCGCGTGAGCAGCGGGCCGCCAAGATCTTGACGCAGACGGACCGCATTATCGACGCGCAGGTCGGCGTAATCGGCTCCATGCTCATAGAGCCGGATCTCGTAAGCGAGGTCATGCGGATCTGCCGCAGCGAGGATTTCTTCGGCGTCTACCGTACGATCTTTGACGCGGCTGTACGGCTGTTCTCAGCCATGAAGCCCGTCGATATCATCACGGTCAATAATGAGACCGGCAAGCAGTACACCGAAAAGCTCAAGGAGATCCTGTATCTCACGCCGACGGCGGCGAACTGGAAGGTATACGCGGAAATGCTGCACGAAGACGCGCAGCTGCGCAGGCTGCAGGACGTGGCCGAAGAGATCCGGCAAGCCTTGTCCCTGGAGGAAGCCCGCGGGGCCGCCGAGCGCATGGCCTCCATGTTGGCCGACCGTCCCGATCTCCGGATCGTCTCGTTTTCACAGGGCCTGCGGGAGTTCATCCTCCGACAGAGCGAAAAAAAGCCGCCGGACTATGTCCAGTGGGGTGTGAAGGCCCTCGACGAAAATCTGTACACGGAACCCGGGGATTTCGTCGTCATTGGAGGTTTCCCCTCCGCCGGGAAGACGGTGCTGGCTACGCAGTTTGCCTTCACGCTGGCCACCAGGCAGCGGATCGGCGTCTTCTCTCTGGAGACCAAGGATAAAAAGATCTATGACCGCCTGATTGCTTACGCGGCCAAGGTGAACTTTGAGAACGTCAAAAGGCACGATCTAAGCGAAGAGCAGATGAAGGCCATCGTCAGCCTCGGCGCCGTCGCGGACAGTATCCGCCTGGAGGTAATCGACGCCGCCGGCATGTCTGTCGCGGATATTCAGGCGATATCCCTCTCCCGCCATTTCGACCTGATCTTCATCGACTATCTGCAGCTCCTGCAGGGCGACGGCCTGACGCGGACCGAGAAAGTGACCAATATTTCCCTCGCGCTGCGCACCATGGCGGGCCGTACCGGCATCACCGTCGTCGCCCTGTCCCAACTCAGGCGGCGGGAAGGCGGAGAAAAGAATAAGCCGCCGACCATGTCGGACCTCCGGGAATCCGGGCAGCTCGAACAGGACGCGGACGTCGTCATGCTGTTATACCTGGATAACGAGGACAATCCGAACGGCGACAGGCTGCTGAAGATCGCCAAGAACAAAGAAGGCGGCCGCGGGTATATTAAACTGGGCTTTTATCCGAAGTATATCAGCCTATATCCGAAGGGCAATGAAATGTACGAGTACAAGCCGCCATCGAGCAGGTTTAAACCGGTGAAAGACGACGAGGGCCCGACACCGTTTGAGCAGCTGCCATTATAGGAGGGATGCCTTTGCTGGTGGGAGACGTAATAAAGGGGCTGCGGCCGTCATACGGGGTTGCTATTCTGTCGAATCATGAGCCGCCGCCGGTCGATGCCCATGTCGTGTACATACATCCGGAGCGCCGGTTCTATACCGTCCGTTTCGATTATCGAAAAGGAAGTCTGTTTGAATCGTTTTTTATGGAAGACCGCGGCAACGGTCAAAAATAAACGAAAAAGGAAGTGCCGTATGAAAACTATCGCAATCGTCAACCTCAAGGGCGGCGTCGGGAAGACCGTGACGGCCATTAATATGGCGGCGATCCTCGCAAGCGAGCATGGGCACCGCGTCCTGGTGATCGATGCGGATCCGCAGGCTAACGCCTCGCGCTTCTTTGGCTTGAAGGGCGATGTCAACTCCGTCGCCGGCATCATGTCCGGCTATGCCGAGGATCCCTATGATTTTATCTATGACACGGGACTCCCAGGCGTTCGCTGCGTCCCCTCGGAGATCAGCCTCATTGAGGCCGACATCGCCTCCGTGCGCGCGGGTGGCGTAGCAAAGCTCATGGCCGATTTTTGCGCCGCCCTGGAGGAGGACAACATCCTCGCGCGGGAAAATGGCGAACCCGCGGAAACCGATTATGCGATCTTCGACTGCCCTCCCAGCTTCACGGCTGCCAGCGTCGCGGCGATCGCGGCCTGCGACGACGTGATCATCCCGGTCAAGATCGACTCCTTCGCCCTTGACGGTATGGCGGAACTGATCGCCCAGGTCGATGGCATCCGGTCAATCCGGCCGCAGATCCGCGTGGCAGGCATTGTTATAACGATGTGGCACAACTGCCCGGCCGTCATTCAGGGCGAGGATCTTCTGCGGAAGTCCGGGCTGCCGGTCTATCGGACAAACATCCGGCGCAGCGACAAGGTCGACGAGAGCACCTTCGCACGGCAGGCCCTGCAGGAATACAGCCCGCAGAGCGCCGCCGGCCGCGATTACCGCGCCTTTGTGGCGGAGTACCTGGAGGAGGCGAGATAGATGGCCCAGGAGAAGAAAAAGCCCTTTTCAATCGCCAACTATGTCAACACTGCGGATGTGTCCAAATTGGACCGCACGCCGGCCGCCGGGCAGATCGTCGACATACCGCTTGAGCGCATTTCGGAAAATGAAAAAAACTTCTATGACACATCCGACGTTGGCGAACTCGTCAAGAGTATAGAACTCAATGGATTAATCGAGCCTATCGTCGTCATGGTAGATCAGTGGGATGATGGATCGCCTCCACCGCGCGACGGCCTTCCGTGTTACCGGATAATTTCCGGACATAGGCGCTACAAGGCAATCTGTAAGCTAAACAGCGAGAATCCTTCTGCCTGGCTGTCCATCCCGGCCATTGTACGGCAGCCGCGCGACGAGATCATGGAAGAGCTGCTGCTCATCGAGGCCAACCGCGCGACCCGCGTCATGTCTTCGGCCGACACGATGAAGCAGGCTGAGCGCTACAAGGAGCTTCTGGCTAGGCTTAAGGAGTCGGGCGTGGAGATCCCCGGCCGGCTGCGCGATGCTGTCGCCGAGGCGATGCAGATCTCCGCGACACGCCTGGCGAGGCTCGACGTGATCCGGAAGGGCCTGATTCCGGACTGGATGCGGAAATTTGAGGCCGGCAAGCTGAACGAGAGTGCCGCTTACGAGCTGGCTAGGATCCCTCAGAAACACCAGCAGCTGCTGCTTGGTAAGGACGGAAAAAAATTAGCGACCGATGATGTTCGGGACCTTAGCAAATTCGCGTCAGAGTGCTTTTCGCCCCATGATTGTAAGGCGGAAAAAAATGTGAAATGTAGTCATGGAGAAACCTTTTGGCTGGCCAGTAAAGGGAAATCTTCCTGGCAGCGCTGCGTGCCGAACCATTATAGCTCCACGGGAAAGTGCTGCACCGATTGCGACAAAGC